CAGCATTTAATTGCTAATTCGTTTACATGGGCAAATACAAAAGAAGGACTTGTGTATTGGCTTATTGTTTCAGAAAACTAATAAAACAAAATGGAATATCTAAATCAAATTGTAAACATTTTAGGATGGCTTATATTCTTTGTAATAGCAATATCTGTTGTAATATTTGCAATAGGTCTTATATTATATGGTTTCAATTCATCCTGGGAATCCCTTATAACCTCTATACATCCTGAAAGTAAATCATTCTTTGATTCTTTGAAAAGGAAAAAGAAACATCCAATGGCTGTTGAATTACTTGAAAGAATTCATAAACTCAAAAATGAATCACATTATTATAAATGTATTTGTGAAGAAAAAACATTTGAAATATCACATCTTAAAAAGGAAATATCTATTATAATTGCTAAGAAACGTATATTAGAAGAAAGAATTATGTTTCTTGAATCTAATATTGTTGTAAAAGAAATAGTAGTAGAAAGAGATCCAAATGATTATTTTCCTAAAACTACCCTTGATTTCTTTCCAGAAGATACTGATTCAAAAGAATTAAATTTCAATGCAATCGACAGGATAAACGATATTAATAACCAATAAATTGTACACGATGCAAATTATTTGGAATTGAAGAGTTCCCTAAGATATTAAATTGTATGATCTAACCCCCGATAGCTCCTTAGAGAATGCGGTTTATTTGTTAATCAATATACTTTTTAATTGAAGGGACTCTTTTTACTTTATTAATTAAATACAATAACATGCCATTAGACAAACAAATAGAAATAGTCGAAAAACAAGCTAAAGGGAAAAAAGGTATTTTCCTATTAACTCGTAAGATTGAATCAAATGAATATGAATATACATTCATTGAGTCAACAAAAAGGTAACTCTTGATTTTTAATCAAAATATTAATCAATTAATAAACAAACAAAATGACACAAACAGCACAAACGTTAATTCGTAAACATGAAGTAACAACTCCAGTAAAATCTACATCTGAAAAGAAAGAGAAACTGCTTCATAAATTGCAAGTAATGGAAGAATTATCCACATCAAAAACGGAACATTCTAACCCAAGGTTATTTCCAATTGTAAAAAGAGTTCAAAACGATTTACGGTATTGCAAAACAGACGATCAAGTAATTGCTTTTATAAAAGCAGAGAAAGAAATTGCTGATTTTGCATTACTCACATTAATCGACACTGAAAACCAGGCTCTAACTGATAAGGCTGACTTAGTAATAGGCACCTTACAGGAACTTGAAGACTGGATGAACAGTTAAGATCAGGATATTAAAAAAGCAGGTAAGGAAATTAGTTCTCAATATAATTCATTAATAACTTCAAGGAAGTATAATTAATAATTGCAGTAGACAACATTTCCTTACTTTTTTTGTTTTAAAAATAATCAAAAATTAAATAAAATGCAAAACGCTCAACATAAAGAAGTAATTGACAATTTAGCAAATCAGCATTTAGAACCACTACTTAATAGTAGCGTTGTATCTAATGTAACTGATTTGGTCTATGCCTATGGTTTTTTTACTGATGTTATGGCTAATAACCATGCTCAAGGTGAAATGCTAAGGCAATGCGCTGTTCAACAGGATGATATTATCAGAATAATGATTGCAAAAGTACGTCTAACAAAAGAAGTACTACATGTTGCTGAAGTTACAAAAGATATCGTCAATGAATATTCAAAAGATTTCTCAAAATCCGATGGTATCAAACCAAACATTGAGTTTGATGAAGAAAAAACAGTACCTGTTCTTGATATGAACGGTAAACCGGTAGCAAATGTAGAAGAAGTTAACTCTTCACATTCAATGGTAGCAAATGCTCCTATTGAGGATGAATCTACTGAGGATGATTCCCCAGAACAACTATTCACACTTGCTGAATTAAAAGAAGACCTATTAAAGGCACATAAAGAAGGATTTGAAGTACAAGTTCTTTATGATAAAACATTTGACTTGTTACATAATGAAAAATATGTACCAAGACCTGGCAAGAAAACTCACGCTTGGGATAAAACTGAATTCGATAATTGGTTCTTTGCATTTATGCCAAAGATTGTAGCCCCTGTTAAATCTATTAAAACAGAACCTGTTAAAACTGAAAAATCAAAAATAGTTGTAACAGTTGACATTCCTACCGATTTAACAATCGAAGAAAGATTTGCAAAATTTGCAATGGCATACAAAACCATAGCATCTAAAGATGCTGAGGCCGCAGTTACTGCATTACAAGCCTGGTTTAAAGACCACAAATTCTCAGATGAAGTAATACTTGAATGGGCAGAGAAAATTGAAAAAGCTGATTTGGAAACAGAAAGTCCATATGCTTTATTAAAGAAAATTGAAGCCCGTACAAAAAAGGGAGGTGATGCAACTGAGACTGCAAAACCCTTTCAACCAGGAACACCTGATGAAATGGCTAAATGGATGGTCAAGCAAGTTAGAACAAATTTGCAAGAATGCACAAACCCCAAAGAATATCTCGGAGCAAGTCTGGTTACAAAGATTAGGACTGAATCTACGAAATTGGGTCACCCTATCAATCTTAAAGCCATTAAAGACTGTCTTATCGAAACTGCCAAAAATGAATTTCCTGAAATTTACGACGCTAAGTTCAAGAAATTTGAAAAACCGCAAATTATTGTTGACTCCATTGACACAGTTGCTAAGTCTGAAGCTGTCACTAATCAAGGAGAAGTCACAACAAAAACTGCAAAAGTCATCATTGCAAAAGCTGATACAGGAACCAATCAAGTGGAACCTGACAAAATAGCTGAGCCAGTAATTGAAAACCCTATTATCGCTTCATCTGGAGAGGACACCGCTACAGATTCAGTCATTTTACCTGAAACAATCGTTGTTGAAGATGAGGCTGTAATTGAAACAACTGGTACAACAAGACCTGATTGGCTTGATGAATCAGAAGAGAAAAGATTAAAGGATCTTTCCACAATGGAAGGATTGCTCACAATTGTTAAAGAAATATTGGACGAAGCATCAGAAAACAAACCTTATGTTGAGGCTTTGGTTAAATATTCTTTACTAACCTTAAATAATATTGAGGACGCGAAAAATTGGGATGCTGTTCAAGTTGAGGCTTTCTTAAAACTCAATATTTTTCCATCTCAACCAGGTGAATCATCTGAAATACAAGATGCTGTAATTGTTGAAGAAGAAAACAAGGAAGAAGTTGTTGAAACAACAGAAACCACTGAAACTGAAACAGTTGAGACAGATGAACCAACTACAGAAGAAAAAGATGATTCAGAAACAGATTCTACTGGTAAAGTCAGTAACAGGGTTGATGAAGAGGCAATGACAAGAGAATATACAGTCAATCCGGATTTCAGTTTGGATAAATCTGTTGTAAAATTGCAAGCTGCAAGTTCTGGAAAAGAATTTAACAATGCCATCTTTGATATTCTCAGTAATATTCCATCAAAGGAAAAACACTCTGATTATGTGAGTGTTATCTTTAATGCTATTCAAACTAGCAGAGGAAAATACTCAAAAAGAATGTCCAAAAACAAACCAGGTAGTATTTACAAGACTATTGCTAACATCAATAAGAATGTAATATCTACTCAAAAGCATAAGTAAAAACATTCATAAAACTTAACCTTAGTGCTTTCTTTATTATATTACGACGTTTTATTTTTTATCCGAAATATTGAAACTAACTGATATAGTAATAATATCTTGTAAAAGATAGGCACTAAGGTTTTTAATTTTTAAATCAAATGAAAATTAGAACTGAAGATATTGAAAATTTTGAACAAAAAACAATTTACACTAAAAAACTTCTAAAAAATGCAAAACCAAGAGAAAAAAGAGTTGACAGTGATCGAGAGCATAATAAAGCACTCACAAAACATACTTATCTTACGAGTAATAAAAAGAAAACTCATAAGCATTAAGTATATAGTATCTCTCTCTCCCGTAACTATTACAACCAGTGATCAGATATCCAATGTAATCAAAGACATTGCAACTAAGATATTTGAAAGGGAACACTCTATTCGTTATCTACTTACAAAACTGTTTGCAGGTGATGAATATGATTATACAAATCAATTTTCGATCGACGGATTAGCTTTGAAAAAAGGTCATTTGTTTTTGAGTAAAATCATTACAAAGGATGATAAAGGTACACCAATTGATACAAAACCCTTCATTTTAGTTTTAAGTGATCTTAAGACTGACAAAAAAGAATTTAAAGCAGGACAGATCCTGCCGTATCATGAGTGTGTGGATAGCCTTGAATTATTTCCTTCTGTGTTAGGTAATTTTCAAACACGAATAAATCTTATATCAAAGATTCTTCACGATCCATGTACAATACTTGAAACAATAAAAGATGAAACCAACACTCAACACGATCAATAAAGTAATTGAAGTAACCGGTAAATCTTATTTGGAGGTATTACCTGTAGTAGAAGCTTCATATTCAATTGTTGAAGCAATAACAACTCTTAATGGGGATATAACACCAAAGGATATTAATTCTGATTTTGGTTATAATAGAATGAACATTTACAATATGTGTTCATTAAAAAAAGGAATGATTGTGGCAGTTAAAGGGAATTTCATGTCTGGTTTTCCAGAAGGATTTATTACAAAAATTCTATTTGTAGAAACCCTTGCTAAATTTCCTTATATTGATGTGTTTGATCCATTTAAAAACATATATAAATCTGTATGTTTCAATGGTTCTCCTAAAGTTATATTACACGATTACTTACCAAGAACAGATATTCCCTATTATATGTATTTAAACAAAGCATGTCGCTTTGAATATTTTGGAGGAATAAGATTTGCTACAGAAGAAGAAAAGAAAGAGTATCGTAAAATTATTAATCGTCTTAAAAGATATGGGGATTAAGTTCCCCTTTCTTTTTTCTAATAATCAAAAAAAATGGGAAGTATTATAAGTAGAATTTACGATGATTATCACACATATGTTGATTTTTGTAAGTTAGTAAACGAAAATCCAATTGATATACATGATGACTTTTATAATCATGAAAAAGAGTTAATGAAAAAATATCAATATGTGAAAAAAGGATGCTGGTATGAAAAAATAAACATTAATACTGAAAATCCATATGACTTAAACAAATTTGGCGGATTAATTAAAAATAAGGAGGAATAAAAATGACTAGAGAAGATTTAGCCTTAAAATCTATTGATTTTATAAGGCAACAATGTACAGACCCAAAATCCTTAACAGAAGCTGCATTAATGTTAGAAACAGCAGAAAGAATAAAGGATTTTATAAAGGCTCGAATAAATCATAATATCCGTATTAAAATAATAGGTGATACAAATGGATTTGATATATTATTATCCTCTGACAATTCAAATGCAATTAATTTTGGAATATATGTCTACCCAGACTTTACACGAGTTTGTGCATATCAAATAAGTAATTTAAATATTAAAATCCCAGAAAGGATATAAGATGAATACAGCATTTATAAAACAATATTGGAATAATAAAGTTTTAAACGATCTAACAGGTCGTGAATTTTCAAATTCCTTAGCCATATATGTTTTAATGTTTAAACTATTAAAATTCGAAAGAAATGATAAGATAGTAGTTTTTACTAAAAGCATAGAATCTATGTCCCTACTCATGTTCGCTTCATATATATGTAAGTTGAAAATACTTATATTGAATGAAGATAATGAAAAAGATACAGCCTCTAGGATAATTGCTTTCTTTCCAAAAGCAATCTTCTGTGAACGAGGACTGTTTAATAAATTGGAAGAAGATCTTGAAAAATTCAATTCAATTCCTTCATTACAATTAATCCTCACTACAGGCGTAGTACTTTCAGATAATGTTATATTTGAATTGCATTCAACAAAGGACAAATCCCATCTTTCTATAATTAAAGATGTTAACGGAATAGTTTTTATAAATGATATTAATTCGTTTATAAATAATTATTCAGAAATCCTCTTTTCGGATACATCATCAAAATTACATGTATCATACTTAAGCGACTCCTCTGTAGAGTTTCAAAAAGAAATTCAATATTGGGCAGATACTGCTCATAAAGATTTCACAGACACAACAAACATTGGTTCTTATTACACGAATAGTGTAAGTTTAAATATGGACATTCAAAAATATCCATATATTCTAACCAAAATACTTATGAAAAACATAAGGATAGATGACTCACAATCAGATGTTCACATATTTGATTCTGAACATTTTGAAGCACTTTGGAAAGAATTAGTAGAACCAGTAAAACAAGTTTTATGGAGAAAAGTACTTTATTACAAATATCCTTGTTTATATAGGAAATATGTAGAAAAAACATTCAAACAAAAATTGGGTGAATTTAAAGAAATTATTATAATAAATCCATCCTTTTCCAAAAACATTTTAAACATATTAGGTAAATCAAAATTACCTGTTTCTACATTAACTATACTTAGAAATGAATATGATCCTTCCTTTTATAACAATAAAGGGGTTGACATTGCCTCAAACAATGGCACTGCATTAAGGAACATTTCATCAGATAAGGTATATTTGGAAAAACTTGTTTTTAGTAAACCTTCAAATTTTTGGCAAAGAATCAAAAAGTTTTTTGGTCTATCCTGTCTACAAATACCCATAATTAAAAATTATGTTACAGGATATGAAACTGACAGAATTGGAGATAATGTATTTGCCACATCTATTGAAGAAAAATTCAAAAGTTCTTCCTTAGTTAAGGATGCAACCTTTGCAATAATAAATGATACAAATCATATTCTTATTGAACCAGATTATGATGAAGCTGATTTATTTGCTATAGATTTGCATGATTATTCTGAATTGGAAGAAGATTACAAACTGATTACAGATTTAGTAAACGAAAGTTTACCAACAAATCTAAAAATATCTGCAATTACAATTGTAGGAAAAGATGGTCTTATCAAATCAAATACTGGTAATACCAAAAAATACCTCTATCGAGGTACCCTAAAAACAAAACGTACCCCCGTAGCTTCTTATAAACAGCTTTAACTAAACTTGTCGATCTCGTTTGTTGCGATCCACGGAAACAAACTTGGGTTTGTACCATTATATTGTATTTAATGTACATTGATGAGCACATCTCAATACCCAACAGGGCGGTTTTATGACATGTCTAATTTAGGGAAGGGTCATGGCAGGACTAATTGGAGGTCAGATGTTCAACGAAAACTCCAGTCATATCGTTTGGCGTAGTTTACGAGATAATAGTTGATCAAACCTGTTACGTCGTCTTGAAGCTTCTAAAGTATTTGTCTTACTGTTAAGTTTCTGTTTTTATCGTTAATTTCGTTACTTAACTTAAAACAAAGAAGGGTTGACTATATAGAATGATACAATTAGGTGTATAACATATGAGTGACGGAAAGGGTGTGATTCCCTGGTTTAATATATACTGCTAATGTCACCGAAGAAATCTGGAATAAGAATATAGTAATGATGATACTGGCGTAGTGCTTTTATTTACCACGATATGAAATCTTCAAATGGAAGATATTAATCAAAAAATATTGTGACCAAAGTAGAGAAAGTAACTATACGTGGTCTTGTTATGAAAATATTATTCTAGAACCACTACTACCAACCAGAGTAGAGTAGAATGTAAACGTGGGCGGTAATAACTCGTTCCGAGAAAGAGGAATCTGCTACTTAACTTGAACAATTGAAAGAAGACTCGCTTACCTTATGTAAGTAGACTGACAATCTAAATGCCTGAAAATCATCACTTCGAAAGCAAATGGGTTATCTTCTAGCTATTTTCAATGATTAAGGTTGAGAGAAAGGTCAGGAATTAAGAACTGACTGATAAGCACGATGGTCATTAAATAAAAAGAAACACGGTTAGTTGGAGTACACCCAAGCTTGACTGTAAATCAAGTGCCGAAAAAATGAGAAAGTAAGCAAGATGACGTAAGTAGAAAGTTATAATTTCACAGATGTTAGAAATAAACTCGACGAAAATACCCAGAGCTCTTGTAATAATTCGAGTAATTAGACTTTAGTACAAAGATAAGCTCATACCTTATCGATTCATATATGGCATCGTACTCTGTAACAACTGCACAGGCTCAAATGGATAGTTTAAGTGCCTTTAAATAATTAAACAACAAGGATTACGTTTTTACATCGTAGGTTTTCCTACAATCGTATTTAAATGAGTAAACGCTTGAGATCACATCAAATAGTTTCATTTAAACCAGCTTGTACTGGAGCAAAGCGTTATGTCTCTCCAGCTAAAATAGAATAAAAATATGAAAATCGAACTGCTCATTAGCAGGTTGTGCTAAGCACACGTTAATATCAGAATTTTCAAACCTTTCAAAATGTTAATAATAGAGCCAATGTGAAAAATTGGAGAAAGATAGTATTTTTATATCAAACTATTTTTTAAAAAAGTCAGTAAAATGTAAAGCAAATACCAGAAATATATGGTATTATACAAATTGGGATAGTCAAATAAAACATCCCTGTTAGAATTAGTGGGGTAGGATATGGATGTCAAAAGTCCTTAGTATTCTACCCCTTTCTTTTTTATAAATCAACTAAAAAAGCAATGAGAATACAAAGAGAATATTACAAACTAATAAAAAAAGATATTCCTTTAATTTCTAATAATATTATTGAAAAAGACTTGAATGTAGGTGGAATAAAATTAGTATATCAGAAATACATAGTTACCTATCTAATATTTAACCTATTTGGTAGTCGGATTATACCAATAGAAAAACAAAAAAAGGAAAAAGTAATATTTGTAAAACCTTATAAGAAATATTTCGATAAAAACATTTTAAAACTACCAAATCATAAAATTCAATACAATTTGTGGGGTAAAAGGACAAGTCCTCTCACTCATATTTGGTGTAAAACAAGCGATGATTATATTAACATCAAAGGGGATTACATATCTAAAAAAATTAAAAGGGGTCCAATATATAAAAATCAAAGAGTTATCAAAATTCTAGATAAACACCCTAAATCATTTACAATAGAAATTGGAATATTGTAACAATTATGTTTAATCAATAAATATTTATTGTCATGAAAAAAGAAGAAAGAGTAGATGGTCTAACAGATCATTTGGGTTATTTTGTAAAAGACGTATCTGAAAAAAAAGATATCTCCGAAATAAGAATCTTTACAAAACCACCTGCTGAAAAAATCGGCCTGGATGATGTGTTCTATCAAATAGAACTGAATCCAATAACAGAATCAGTAAAATATGAAGGTAAAAGCCTTCCTGAGGATACAGTAAAATTCATTGAAGGCTTGAAATATTGTGTTAAGAAAAAAATCATTGTTGATGCAGTATGTAAAGTAAAAAACAGTAAAAGTATTCTCATAAATGGTGACATTTTTGTGAATCCTGAAGCCAGCAGTGAATCCGTTTCACTAATGGGAGCTATTTATTTCGATAAAGAAACTCCAAGTGAAATTTGCGACATTGTCAACAAAGAAACGTTAAAACGTGTAAAATATATCATGGAGTGCCTGGATGGATCCACCAGTTTTCTTGAAAAACTGATTGAATCCGGTGTGGCATAAAAATACTTTTTGATCAAACAGAAAGGCAGGGAAAGGAATAAGCAGGGATCCTGTGATGTCCTTTCCTTTATTATTTATCTTTTATATTTAAAACCATGAAAAAGATTATATTATTTTTAATTGGTTTTTTTCTTATTCTAACATTATGTGCTCAAACAAGCACACATAGAATATCAAAAGACTCATCTCGTCTGGATGTGACTATTAATTCAAATGTTGAATTAAGAACAGAAAAGACAAAAGCGGACATTCAATACAAAGAAAATGTAGTTGAACAACTTCAAACATTCAATAATACCACCATTGCATTATCAGAAGCTTTATCTAAACTAGTTTTGGAAAAGCCACCAAATATCACATTCCTTGTTAGTACGGCTGAAATAGAAAAAGTATATTATAAGAATTGGTTCATTATATTAATATCGGTACTTATTGTGTATATTCTATTAGTAGTCAAAGACATAACTTCTACAAGAATAAATAGTCTTTCGTTGGCAATAGAAATATTCAAAGGAACTATAATTTTTATATTAATATATCTTTTTCTTACTTTTCTTTTCAATATGGACTATATAAGAATATTGTCTTTACTTAAACTATTTGGATGAAACTGATAAACTTAACACCTCTGAGAAAGAGACGATTGAAAATCATGTTAGATTGTTTGTATCCTGAATATGAATATATTCATGTGAAATCAAACGGTTTAGTTGATTTTAAAAAGAAATGGTATAATCTCAGAGTCAGTCAAAAAAATATAAATATCACAGACCTCTGCATTTATCATATTCCTTCGAAACTTGACAATTTAGCAAGAGTAAAAGGATTAGGAACAGGTTATATCAATCTGTTTATGCATATGATCAATAATATCCTACGGTACAAAGTACATTTAGGATATAGGGATGTTCTGGACTATTTATGGGAACAATTTCAAACTGTTACAAATAGAGAAACACTTATCAAAGCAAATACTACTTTCAAGCAATTGAAATCAAGTAATACAACCTCTATTGTAATATCTCCTCTTTCCAGATTGAATTTACTGGAAATAAAAAAAATATTGGATCCCTTTAAAGAAAGAAGGGATTATTTTAAAAACATTAGAACAAGAGTTATCCTGGCTTTAAAGTCAGGGTAACTTTAAATACAAAAACAATGAAAGATCAACTAATATCATTAGAAACAAGCAATTTAGTCAAAAAACAAATAAATAAATTTGCTTATAATGACGTTACCTTATCGTTGCTTCAAAAATATTTAAGAGAAACATACGGATTATCAGTCGAAGTAAATTTTAACTTATATGTCTGTGAAAATATGAATGGGTGGTATTGGAGAATTATATATACCAACCAAAATGTAAAACTTTTTTCAGATTTAACCGATATATTTACAAAAGCTTGTTATATTGGTAATAACGCCAATATGAAAGATATGTTTACTCCTTTTAGTACATATGAAGAATCTCTTGAAGAAGGTTTACAAGCAGCATTAAAGCTAATAACAAAACATTAATGGTATTGCGGGATAGAGCAGTTGGTCAGCTCGTCAGACTCATAATCTGGAGGTCGGAGGTTCGAATCCTTCTCCCGCTACAAACGTGATTATGCTATTAACCAGATGCAGAAGTCCCCTTACAGTTTAAACTGTTCAGGAACACTAGGAAAGGTGTTCTACTATGCTTCGGTAGCTCAGTTGGTCAGAGTCTCTGATTTGTACTCAGGTGGTCGTAGGTTCGAATCCTACTCGAAGCTCAATAATATTCATACGAAACAAACTCTCAAACAATCAAATAAATATAATACAATCAGAAACCTATCAAATTTGTTTATCGTATACAAAACTGTCGCTTATGCGAAAGTAATGGCATAGTAATAAATATGCCGATGTTAAACCAAATTTATAATTATGAGAAAACTAATGTTAGTTATTCTCTTTTTTTGTCTATTTTCAAATAATTCTAACAGTTTCAACAGTGAGTACAAGACAAAAAATGATAATTTAGTGTTGAATACATATGTATTTAATATTAAACCTAGGGAGAATAAAAATAATGTTTTTGATTATTTACCTTTGGTATCACCAATTAAAACAAAGTATCTAGTAAAAATATCAGATATGTTTGGTTGGAGAAAGAATCACCCAATTTTACACATTCCTTGTATGCATAATGGTATAGACTTTACTGCCGACTATGGCACTCCTGTCTATGCTACTGCAAGTGGAATAATAAAAATTGCTAATTTTAATAAATGGGGATATGGAAGACAAGTTGTTATACAACATGATTCTATATTTAAAACAAGATATGCCCATTTAAGCAAAGTTATAGTTAAAGAAGGTGATATTATCAAAGTAGGTCAAAAAATAGGTGAAGTTGGTAGTACAGGCTTATCTACAGCTCCACACCTTCATTATGAATTAATAAAGAATGATATTGCTATCAATCCTTTAAACATTTATAATGAGAATTTAAATAAAGATGAGTATTTAAGCCTTTTGATTGAGTTAGAACGTTCTAACGAACAAAGAGTAAAAGAAAACAACTATTTGGATAAGATTAACCCAGAACTATTAGCTGACGGTTCTATTAATCAAAAAAAATAATGATGTTTGCAGAAACTAAATGTTGTGAACCAGTAAATTTTACTACAGATACTACATTTGTAAGTAAAATTAAGGGGTTTTTTACAAATATATTCAATAATGTTCGTGCTTTCTTTAACAGAAAGAGAATAAGTGTTGAGCAATTGCTTCAATACAAAGATCGATTGGAAAAAGAAATTAAAGTCAATCGTTCTCATATTCTATCAATTTTTGAAAATGCAAAAACCGGTAAGAAAGAAAATTACTATAGTAAAATATACGATAGTAACAGAGAATTATCAAATTTGTTGAAAGAAAAAGAAGAACAGTTGATCGTATTTAAATTAGCTCAACAAAGAGCCAATTTGATGCGTCATTCTGATCTTCAACCCAATTTCTTTTACATATACAAACTCTCTAACCTAACTCAAACTAGATTAGGTTTAGAATCAACCCTTAAAGGTTGTGAAGGTTTTAAATTAAAGTATATGCAGAAGAAAATTGAGAATTTATCTTTTGATATTTCAAAAATTGAAGCTCGATTATCGAAATTCAACAAAACAAGAAAAATTAGGGTTTTTATAAATCCTAATCTGAAATTAATATAATAAAACAAAAAAGGTGTTATAAGAAAACATATATAGCACTGGCGCTCCATAGTTCCTATTTGCGGTATAGTTATAATTATATATAATTAAAATTATATTACGTAGGGGAGATGAAAATAACACCTTTTTTACTTAAAACAATAAATGGATTTTATACTAAACAACGAATTTATAAAGAAATACGAATCATTGAAACCCTCATTTGGTTTTAATGGTTTAGGTGAACTTGTGTACTTACGTACATATTCACGAATTAAAGAGGATGGAACAAATGAGAAATGGTATGAAACCATCAAACGTGTAGTTGAAGGAACATATTCAATACAAAAACGTCATATATTAAACTATGGTTTAGGTTGGGATGAAGATAAAGCCCAAGAATCAGCACAAGAAATGTATGATAGAATGTACAATATGAAATTCCTACCTCCAGGTAGAGGATTATGGGCTATGGGTACAGACATAATTGAGAAAAAGCAACTGTTTGTTGCACTCAACAACTGCGCTGCCGTATCTACTAAAGACATACTAGTCGATGGTACAAAACCATTCGAATTTATGATGGATTTTAGCATGTTAGGCGTTGGTACAGGATTTGATATCAAAGGAGCCCTACAGATACCGATTACAGCCCCAAATTTGAACGATCTCAACTTCACTATACCAGACACCCGTGAGGGGTGGATAGAGAGCTTAAAACTGCTTCTAAATGCGTATTTTAAAGGTGACAAATTACCTACTTTTAATTATAGTTTAATAAGACCAAAAGGTACTATAATTAGAACATTCGGTGGTAAGTCAGCAGGACCAGAACCATTAGTTAAATTACATGAACAAATCAAACAAGTTTTAACAAAAAGAATAGGTAATTTAATGACGGGTGAAGACATTGTTGATATCATGAATATGATAGGACAATGTGTTGTAGCAGGTAATGTTAGACGTACTGCACAAATTGCATTCGGTGAAGCTGATGACAACTCATATCTTAAACTAAAAGATTATAAGTGGGATGATGCAGCACAAATGTACAGAGGAACAAATGTACATAGAGCGGAATATGGTTGGGCATCAAATAATAGTGTATTTGCAAAAATAGGAATGGATTATACTAAAATTGCAGAACAAACAGCAAAGAATGGTGAACCTGGATATATATGGTTAGATAATATACAGGAATACAGCAGAATGAATGGAATTATAGATCTAAAAGATAGTAAAGCTGTTTTAACTAATCCTTGCGGGGAACAAAGTTTAGAATCATACGAAATGTGTACATTAGTAGAAACATTTCCTACTAAACATGAAACAACAGAAGACTACTTAAGGACATTGAAGTTTGCATATTTATATGCCAAAACAGTAACTTTAGGTAAAACACATTGGCCTGAAACAAATAGAGTACAATTAAGAAATAGACGCATAGGAACATCAATATCAGGTATTGCACAATACATCGATCAAAATGGAATTTCAAAATTTAAAGACTTAATAGAACGTGGATATAACGTTTTATCACATTATGATGCAATATACTCGGACTGGTTCGCAGTTCCAAGATCTATTAAAATAACATCTATTAAACCGTCTGGTACAATTAGTTTATTACCTGGTGTTACACCAGGATTACATTATCCTGAAAGTAATTATTATATTAGGAGAATGAGAATATCAAACAATTCAGATTTAGTACCATACATTGAAAAAGCAAACTACCCAATTGAAAAAGATTTAAATGATCCTAATAATACTATAGTTGTTGAAGTACCTGTATCTATTGAAGGTGTACGTACTATTAATGATGTTAGTATGTGGGAACAATTAGAATTAGCTTCATTTATACAACAACATTGGGCAGATAATCAAGTATCTTGTACTATAACTTTTAAACAGCATGAAAGAAAGGATATTGCTAGAGCATTAAATTACTTTCAATACAGATTAAAGGCTATAAGTTTCTTACCAAAATTAGAAAAAGCAAGTTACCCACAAATGCCATACGAAGAAATAACAAAAGAAGAATACGAACGAAGAGTCAAAGAAATACAATCATTAGAATTTAATGACGTAGGAACAGACTCAAGTCCTGAGATGTATTGTAACAACGATACATGTCAAATAATGTAAAAGGATAATTATAATAGATAATGGATCACGGGAAGCGTGCTTCTGCTTAAAGTACCGCCAAACGTCTAACTGTTAATTTTATTGTCCCTAGTAAGTTTACACCATTATAAAGAAAAAGGTTTATACTATTTATAATGAAAAAGTGAACAGGGATGATAAAATCAGAAACCAATAATTATCCTTTCAAATTATGTAAAACTTAGAGGACGGTACAACCGAAGGATAGACCTTATAATATCCGATGACAAGTTTTAACAACCCTATAGAGAGTATCTATAGGCTACAAGGGGAACGGACGCTAAGCGACCAATCCCCTTTTTTATTTATTAAAAAACTAAAAATATGACAAACGGATTTTACAATTCAAATAGTCTTAATAAATCTATCAAAAGAAAGTTTATTAAAGATGCAATTGATCTAAGTTATGATATATCTTGTCAAAGTAAATATAGTACGGGCGCTCCTTTCAAATATAGAGGTGTGGATAAAAGATTGACTTTAAAATCAAGTATTGACTTTCTATTTAATGACAAAACAGCAAAGATAGATTGTATAGATCGTTTTCTGTATAATAAAGAAACCATAGATACCAATCTATGTGATTATGAAATAACATTTCACACAATAAACGGACCAAATAAAGGATGGTTACTTGTTTATTTTATAGTAAATAAAAAATCATTTGATTTACTTATTGAAAAATATAAACTTAAATTAATTGAACACTAATGATATACTTTATCTCAGATACACATTTTGGTCATAAAGGATCTTTAAGTTGGCCAAATGGCAAAGCAAGACCTTTTAAAGATGTCAACGAAATGAATCAAACTATTATTAACAATTGGAACTCTATAGTAACAGATGAGGATACCGTTTATATGTTAGGAGATTTTGCTTATAAATGTAATACTACAACCATTAATCATATATTTAATAGTTTAAAAGGTAAAATTATATTTATTAAAGGTAATCATGATGGTAGAACATTAAAAGCAAATCAATTTAAACATCGTTTTGAATCAGTTCATGATAGAATCAATTTTGAATATAACGGATATACTTTTGTTTTAGATCATTATCCTATCTATTCATGGTTACTAAAAAACAGAGGTTCTATTCATTTACATGGACATACACATGGAACACCAACAAATATAACAGGTAAAATTATGGACGTTTCATGTGAAGCGTTAAACTATAAACCTATATCTATAGAGGATATAATTAAAAAATTTAATTAAATGTATAAAAAATTTATAGAGGAAGTTGAATCAAATAAAAAACTTCATCCTGAATGGAGACTTGGACAAACCATGTTTAATACTCTATACAAATCACATCCTAATATTGCTGATTTAATAAGAGGAACCACCCTTGATCCTTTTTATAAAAAAGATGATCAATTAGAAGACTTTTTACAATATGTTAAAAAAACATTAGATAAAAGACAAAATAATTAAATTATTACGAACCCTTCATTCCTTCAATAAATTAAATAAAAGACTAGTTCAAATAATAAGCGATAGTTTTGAAATTGATGCATTTGAATTATGTAAAGAAGAAGGAATAACATACGACATTTAAAATCAAATAAATAATGGAGAAGACACTCAAAATTAAAGAAAAAGTAATAGGAAATATCCTTATCGAGGAGATAATTAAAAAACACAATATAGACATGAATTTGTACTATGTTGATTCATTTCGTGTTAAAGAAGGTGGATGGAATACTTCTGCTATAAAAAGAGATCAAATTCTTAAGTGGGAAGTACCAAGAGATGAAGACGGTAAGCCATTAGGACAGTACATGGAAGGTACAAGTATTAGATATCCTGAATTCATGATGTCTGATAATAAAAGTAATTCTATAGAGATTATTTTCAAACGTAAACCTATAGAAGCGGATCTTTTAAGTTCTTTCAAAGAACTAATGAAGGAGATGCCACCATTTAGTGCACCTCTTGTTGCTCGATATCGTAATTCAAAAAATGGAATTGCCGCTGAAATAACTACCTTTGATGCACATCTAGGTAAGTTAGCATGGGAACAAGAAACAGGTTATCGTAATTTCGACTTAAATATTGCTACAAAGGATTATCAATATGTTACAGATCGTAACTTAGACTTGATCAGTCCTCATAAACCTGAAAAAATATTCTACATAATTGGTCAAGACATGTATCATGTTGATAACATGGCTGGTCATACAACTGGTGGAGATCATACTCTCGACGTTGATGGTAGGATTACAAAGGTTCATAATAAAGCATTCGCTGTATCTAGGGATAATATCTATAAAGCAAGCAAAGTTGCACCAGTAGAAGTTATTTGGATACCTGGTAACCATGATTTCTTAACATCTTTTATGTTAGCTTTTGCATTAAAAGAACATTTTAGGAGTAATTCTAGAATAACCGTGGACGTTTCAGAAAATCCACGTAAAGCCAGATTGTGGGGAACATTGCTTGTAGGATTTACTCATAGGATTGTTGGAAAACATACCGTATGGAGTAATGAATTGGCTCAGGCTTTTCCTGAATTGTGGGGTAAATCCACATTCAGAGAATGGCATCATGGTGATCAACACAAAAAGCAAAATGTTAAAATAACTCCCGTATTCACTAGTGGTGGAGTTATTTGCAGACAAATAACAGCCTTATCTCCTGTAGATAAATGGCATACTGATAATGTATTTACGGATGCTATACCAGGAGGAGAATCATTTTTATGGTCTAAAGAGAGTGGAGTTTTTGCAAACTTCATGAGCTGGACTGGACAATATGAAAAACAAAGAAATAAACTAGTTAAATAAGTACGTTTAACTAAACAAAGAAGCTAAAGTGTGGTTTAAGTGGGTAATTCCATTTTGCTCGTATAAATCCATCGGTATCAGAGTTAAACAAACCACACTTTATTTTTTACAAATTAACAACAATAATAACAAATATAACAAACAATAAATATGGAAATAACAAGTGCTTCTGGAACAACAGATCCTTTTGAAAGGCAGATTGTTACTAGTGATGCTCCTTTTATGGGAGAATATGAAAGTCCAGAACCATATGATGCAGATGATAAAAGCGAAGATGAGGTAGATGGAAAACCTGAAAAGTCAGAAAAGGAAAGCGATTCAAAGAAGAAAGATAAACCTGATAATTCAGAAGGAGAAGGAGAGCAAGAAAATCAAGAAGACTTAAGTATGACAAGTCTAAAAAACAGTTCTGCTGAAATGAAACTAGAAATTTTAATTAAAGCAGGATTACGAAACATATGGATGGTTGGCCCAGCTGGTTGCGGAAAAACAACAATAACCAGAACTACAGCCAAGAAAATGAATATACCTTGTTATGTTGTATCATGTGGATTAGGTACAAGTGCCGCAGAATTTAACGGGTACAAGTATCCAAGTAGAGAAAAAACACCTTTTGCTGAATATTATTGTCAACCTTCAATTATTTTGTTGGATGAGTTCTCAGCATTAGATCCAAGTGTTGCTCAAGTAGCAAACTCTGCTTTAGCAAATGGTATATTGAATACAACAACAGGAATCATTGAAAGACATCCGGAATGTATTATAGTTGCAACATCCAATACGTTTGGTACTGGAGCTGACAGACAGTACGTTGCAAATAACCAATTAGATTCTTCAACCATTGACAGATTTGTTGGTGGAATTATGGAAGTAAATTATTCTTATGCATATGAATCTCAGTTTGATTCAGAAGTGGTAGATTATGCCGCTTTATTAAGACTAGCAATCGAAAAACATGCATTAAGAAGAGTAGCTTCTACTAGAATGATAATTGAAGGAGATAAATTAAAGAAATTTGGTGTTAAAGATTGGCAAGAGCATTTGATTGTTAACTGGAGCAAAGCAGAAAAGAGATTACTTAGTGAGTTTATTGCTGAGTTAGAGAAAATGGAAGAGGAAATCAAAAAATTAAATGCCATAAAACAACAAGAAGAATTAAGCAAAAGAAGACAAAAAGAAATAAAAGAATATCAACTACACGAAGTTGATTTAAATATTATTAAACATAATGTTTCACCAAAAGAAACTTATGTTAAAATAATTAATCGAGAAGAAAGTAGACATGAATCACCATATATAGTTAAGAGTAGAAGTAGTGACTTTAAATTATATTGTGATAGTTTAATACATGCAAAAGCAGTATTAGCAGAAATAAAAAAACAAATTCTTAAGCAACAAGAAATTCCAATGGCAGGCCCAACAGGACAAATAATTACAACAGATATGACAGGTATGGCCTATTCTGTTACTTGTGCTTAATTAAAAAACAAAATATGTACCCTTATTCACAAAATCACTATCATCTTGATATTAAATTTGATAATCTTGAGGATTTTTACAAAGAATGTTTAAAAATAGAAGATACAGGAGATGCTCACTATCATAATTCAATCTTTAAAGAAGATAGTCCAAGATTTAGAGGACTATCACTGAAGGAAATAAACGAAAGTAAGTATTCATATCCAAAAGGTCTAGAGAAACTAAAAGAGTTAGAAGAAGAAATAGAAATATTAGCTGGATCTAATTTTGACTACAAATGGGATGAAATAGACGGAGACGATATGGATATGGAAAGACTTTATGAATCTAGCCCTTCGTTAAGGAAAAGATTCCGTACAGACGGAGCAAAAAATGGTAAATTTATAAATATATACGTAAATATATCAGAAAATGCATTTTGCTCTAGTGAAAACCTATTATATAAATGCTTATCTACAGTAGCAATAACTGATTATTTAGAAAATAAAGGTTATAAAGTAGCAGTATTTGTAGCATTAGCTGATAGACAAGTTGGTAGTTACAAAGGACAGTGGATGAATACAACATACACTGAAATAAAAGTAAAAGATTACCAAGAACCTCTAATAAAAGCCAGTTTAATAACTTCTATTTCACCTTGGTTTTTTAGATATTGGACATTTTTATTGTTCTGTGCTAAATTTAAAGTATCAGCTGGCTTAGGTCAAAGTGCTAGATTAAATAAAGTATCAGATAATGAAAATATCTATATCGATCAAGGAGAATGCTTTAATAAAGAAGCTGTTATTCGTAAAATAAAAGAAATAAATAAAATATTCCAATAATATATCTCTAACAAGAGATCTTTTTTAATTAATTACCAAAATAATAAAATAATACAATAATGAGAAACAATCATATATTAATTACAAAATCAATGTTGAAAGATTTTGCTCGTAAAAATCATATTCAGGGTGAATTATTAGCCTTACAAGCTTCTCGTCCCTGGCTTCCGAGTATCCTATTCAACTTGAAATTTGATAGCCTGACTAAAGAACTTATCGAACTTGACGAAAAATATGCCAAAAAAGAAAAAAAGGTTGAAATCGATCAAATACTTGTTAGGGTAGAATAAACAAATCCCGGTTAATAATATAGGTTACTGTTGTTTTAATTAGCAACGGTAACCTTTTTTATATTTTATCATGAAAGATATAAGATATCGTTTTACAGATCCTATTGTAATGAATAAAGAAATTACATATAATGGAAAAAAAGTAGGCACATTACTTAAATTTATTCCAATAGAATCTGAAGAAATAGAACCAGGTCCAAATTATTATACTCCTTCTTTTGAAGAGATTCGTAATAACTATTCTCATCCTTTTATATTTGATTATGTTGCATATCAATTTATAACAACAAAAGGAAAAAGAGGAGTTTTCAATTATAGGAAAATAGAAACACATTGGCATACATTTCGTACTGAAACACTTATTCCCTTTCATGATGACCATTTAAAAGAGTTGATTGAAACAAATCATATCAGGGCTTTAAAGAAAAATGTAAAAGTTGATGTGTATATTGAAAATCCCTGGTGGGTAGATTCTAAAGATATTGTGGTAAGTTTACCTTTTTATCTGGCAAAACTTAAACTTCAGAGTTCGCTATATCCAGGACAAGTTCAATTATTAGGAGTAACTAACAGTAATTTTACAAAAAAACCAATGATCATAAGAGAATATACCAAAAGAACAGGTTGCTTTTATAAAACCAATACTTTAAGAGATTTGCTCAAAAATAACTGTGGTCTAATTTTTTCCTTTCCTGATATCCCTGAAGTAAAAGTACTACCTGAAATACTATTTGGTATACGAGTAAATTATACTCCTTTTGTTTTCTTGAATGGAACAGAACAGAGAAAGTTAGGTCTAAATAATAGTCTATATAAAAAATGGTTCAATATAGAAAAGTATACAGATCCAGACCAACGTCCACTTTGGAAAGATTGGAGAAATGCTCTAGATTTGGATGGACATGGAGCAAAAGAACCAGATAATAATACAATTGGAGATTATGTAATTGGCTTCATTAAATATACAATGAATGAAAAAACATTTGGTACTTTTAAATGTAAGGTCATTGAAAAATCAGAACAATTGTATCTAAATTAATAATTAATAAATGTTGGAGGACAAAATCCAGTGAAGACTAAATTAAATAATAAAATAAATTACGTAAATTGTCATAGAGGAGTTGGTTTAAATAGAGTTGGAAAACTTGCATTAAAACCAAATAAAAAAGTAAAACCCCCATCCGAATTATCACTAAGGTTACATCAAAATAATATCGAAAAGATGAACCTTAACCGACTGGTTTGCGTAAAAACATCTACTACAGGTGAAGTGTTTAGAGTTCCTTTAATTAAGGCAACTCGTATGGTTAAACAGGTTTCTCATTTGTCAATTGTAGACAAACAGGAATGGAAAGAATACTTAACCAAAGTAGCAAAAGAAAAGGTATGGAAAGATGGTCTTGGTATCATAACCAGTCAAGGTCATGATGTAAGATCTACATACAACGGAATCAGCAGAAAAAACAGAAGGTACATAGCAAATTTAAAAGAATGGAAGAAAAAGAAACTAAATCAAATTTCTAACATCACCGAAGGTAAAAAAGCTAGTACTGAAAAAATAATTGAGAATCATTATGCAGTAAGATCTATTTTCCTTACTAATTACGAAATGAGACTCAAAAGAAGAATGTTAAAAACTTCTACCAAACAAAGGACATGGAAATGTCCAGATAAGAAAATAACTTATACTATTTCACCACTCAAACTTAAGAGATTGGAAATAGAAAAAATCAGACGTCTGAAAAATTAAAATATAAAAACATGTTATACATCTTTGATATAGAAACGTATCGTAACTATTTCGGATGTATCTTTAAAAACCCAAAAACACAAGAACTTACAGAATTTATCATATACAAAGATAGAAACGATTTTGATGAATTAGCTAAGTTCATTGATGATAATTCTAAATGGTTCGTTGGATATAATAGTTATAATTTCGATAATCAACTTTTAAATTTTATACATAAAAATAAACACTACTTGACATTTCAAGACAGTTCTTCTATTGCGTATGAAATTTATAAAGTTGCTAGTCAAGTAATTGAAATTGAAAATTATAATCAATTTAAATACAACTTACCATTTAGATTTATCGATTTAATGAAAGTCGCTAATCTTAATATGAAATCATTAAAACTAGTAGGCACTAGTTTAAAATGGCATAAGTTACAAGATTTACCAATTGAGTGGGATAAGGAAATACAGCCTAGTGATCTAGAAACACTACATTTATATAATTTAAATGATGTTGAAATAACTGAATTATTATACAATAGAACCTTACCTGCTATAAAATTAAGATTTGCTATCTCAAAAAAATACAATATTAATGCCTATTCAGAATCAGATAGTGGTATAGCAAATAGATTGTTAGAAAAGTTTTATAGTGATTCCACAGGAATCTCTACTAGAGACTTTACGCAATTAAGAACAGAAAGACCAATAATACAATTTAAACACGTAGTATTTGATCAAATTGAATTTGAAACACAAGAATTAAACGATGTACTTGAAAATGTAATTACTCACACTTATTATAAATCATTGCCTTTTTTTACTAAAACGTTTAGTTTTGGTGGTGTTGAATATAAGATGGGTGTAGGTGGTTTACATTCAGTAGATAAAGGAGATATATTTAAAGTTGCAGATAACACAAAAATTATAGATTGTGATGTAGCTAGTATGTATCCTACTATAATCATTAATCATAACATTCATCCTCAACATTTAGGTAAGCAATTTATACAAGATTACAAAAAAGTAAAAGAAGATAGAATTGAATCTAAAAAGAGTGGAGATAGTTGTACGGATAGTGCTTTAAAAATTGTACTAAACTCTTCATTTGGTAAATTATTATACAATAAACATTGGTTGTATGATCCATTAGCAGGATTACAAGTAACTATAAATGGTCAATTATATTTATTAATGCTAATAGAAATGTTAGTATTAAACAAATTTAAAGTAATATCAGCAAATACAGACGGTGTAATTACAATGGTAGATAAAAGTAGAGAATCTGAATACTATGAAATCTGTAAGCGATGGGAAAAGAAAACAATGCTAGAATTAGAATATACTTATTATACAGACTACATTCGTAGAGATGTAAATAATTATATAGCCATCAAAGAAGATGGTAAAACAAAAGAAAAAGGTGAATTTTTACAAGAAATAGATTTAAAAAAAGGATTTGATAAACCAATAGTATCTAAAGCTCTATATAATTACTTTGTTAAAGGAATTAAAGTGGAAGATACCATACTAAATCATAGAGATATATACGATTTCTGTATTGCTAAAAAAACGGATAGCAAATTTCAAAATGAATTTCATACCATAAAAGATGGTGAAAAAAACATACAGCAATTACAAAAAACAGTTAGATTTTATGTATCTACAGTAGGCGGTTCCTTGTTTAAAGTAGAACCAGATGAATCAAAAATGATTAATTATTGTGCTAATCGTAAGGTTACAGTATTTAATGATTTTATTCAACATGATGATTTTAGTAAATATAACATTGACTATAATTATTATATTTCAGAAGTAAACAAAATTATTTATCAAATCAAAGATTTTCAATTAAAATTATTTTAAAATGAAAAAATTATCAAATTTATTATTAGGCTTATTTATGTTTTGTTCAATTGGATTTGGACAAAATAATTTTGAATTTGGAGATACAGTAATATGTCTAAATTTTAGTACATTTTTTTCTAATGATTCTTTGGGTGGAATTTTACCCTATAAAACTATATTTGTGATTATATCAAAAGATACTATAGATTATTCTAATACACCAAGAGGTAATTATAACAGATATTATTATGTTAAACTTATACCTCAAAATTATTTAAATAAAGATAAAATAATAGAAGGATATATTGTAAGAGATGATATTGAAAATTCACATACATTTAAGTTTTTAAATTGTTATATAAAAGAATTAGAAGAATATAGAAAAAGTGAAAAACGTTTAAAAAAATCAAATGAAATATTAAAACTATTCTAATGTCAGATAATCACGAAAAAAGTTTACGAAGAATTAGTTTTCTTATGAACAGGATAATCCCTAATTTAAAGGAATGTCCACAATATAATTGTAAAATAATAGGAGAACCAGACAACTTTGTAATAATAAATAAGGAAGATATACCTATAAAGGGTATAAGTCAGCCTAACAATAAAGAATTAAGATTAATGATGGATATACTTAAGCAAGAAATGCCTAAGTACCAACCAAGTTGGCAATTAAAGTTTATATTTGGTATTGATATACCAACAATAAGAATTATTAACCCACCTAAATCATTTAAAGATATAATAAAAAAAACAACAATAGGAGGAGATAGAAAGTTACATACAAGAATAAGATACAGACAACCTTTCTAAAATATAAAATGTGACATATTCGCCTCAATAAATATAGAATATGTTACTAGAAGTTAGTATTGAAACATTAAAAAAATTAAAAGTAACAGCACATCAGTTTTTAATAGTTAAACTAGTTCACGATCAAAAAATAGATGAATTAATATCTTATCTTAATGTAACCGAATCTATGGATTCATTAGGAAAAGATCTGTCTATATTGAGTAGTCGTGGCTTCTTAAACTATAATGCTACCTACCCTGAAGATTTCCAACATATCAAAGTTTCACCGCTATACTCAAAAGCAATAGCACAAGGAAACCTTTTTGAAGAACTGCTAAACACATTTCCAAGAAAAGTTTTTAGGCCAAATGGAACAGTCGATTATTTAAGAACAGATAGGGATCGTAGCGAAAAGTTGTACAGACTAATTACAGGAAATAACAGGTCAAAACACGACCATATTTTAGAATGTTTGAGACTTGAAATAAGTCTTAGACAAAAAGAAGGCTCTTTGTATTATATGAAGAGAATGCCTTCATGGCTTGCTTCAAGAGAATGGGAATCTTACGCAGATAGAATAGTTGATTCTACTGGTGTTCTAAATGAAGATAAAAAATATGGAACAGATGTCGAATAAAGTATTACATGTTCGGCATATAAAGGAGCCAACCAAAGAAATTCTTAGGTATATTAACGACAGACGACATGGAGTTGTTAAATCTTTGAAAACTAAATGGAACAAGTTTAATAAACAGTGTATGGGTGGTATAGAGCCTAATTGTATCTATACTATCGCTGGTATTTCAGGTTCAGGCAAGAGTGCGTTTGCAAATTCGCTAGAAACTGATTTGTTTGAATTAAATCCAAAGGAAGACTTTGTTGTATTATCGTTCAATTTTGAAATGTTAGGTTCAAAACAAGTAGGTAGGAAACTATCTCAGCGTTTGAAAAAAACAACATCAGAATTGTATAGTGGTACAGACGAAATAAGGGAATCCTTTACAGACTCTGACTATGCAGACATAGTCAAACATGCTCAGGAAATCGAAAAGTATCCTATCTTTTATGTAGATAGTCCAGGTACAATCGAAGAAATACGTAACACAATAATAGATTTTAGTCAATCTGAAGTAGCTAAAGATAAGTGGTTAATAATTATACTTGACCACACTCTTTTAACCAAAGGCAAAGTAGGAGATAAAGAAAGGGAAACCTTATTTGATCTTCAACGAATGTTTATGGAAGTCAAAAAGTATGGCAAAAATACTATTATACAATTGTCTCAGATGAATAGAGAAATAGAAGATAAGGATAGAATCACTAATCCTACTCTACATTTTCCTGTTCGTAGAGATATATTTGGTGGTGATAGCGTATTTCAGGCCTCTGATTATGTAATAGTTCTTCACAGGCCAGAAGTTTTAGGAATTGATTTATACGGCCCAAATAGTTGGTCAGCTAAAAATTTAGTATTTATGCATTTTCTAAAAGTTCGAGAAGGAGAACCAAAGATTTTAGTGTTTGAAAATCATCTCAAACATAACACGCTTGAAGAAGCAAATATGTTAAATATAATTAAATAAACAAACAATATGTGTTTTATAAACAAAAGAACATCTTTTGCAGTACTGGTAGATGATTATAATAAATGTAGTTTATTAGAAACAGTCATTAACAATCTATCTTTGAAATGCAGAAATTATTCTAGCATTACACCAGGAGACTGGGTGATAGTTGGTACGAGCAAACAATATGATTATGAAATCACGTCAGTTGAAGAAATCGTTATGCAAAAACGAGTTAACAAAGTATTTTCTCTTTTAGAAGATGCAATTGATGTATTTGATAATCTAAACAAATATGCTAAGAAATATAGTAATACCAGTCCTACTCACAAGGGAGAACCGGTTGCTCTGATTACTATAGAAGCTCCTAAACCTAAAAAGGTAAAGAAAACTGTAGTATATACAACAGACCCAGTAACAGTTCATGATAATTTCGTGAAAGTTGGTTACGATCTCTTCATAATAAAAGAAGATGAATACACAGGACAGCGATATGTTAAAATCGGCAGTAAAATCCTACTTGTAAAAGAGGATATTTATGGCAACGGATATTTAGCATAATATATAATCCTTCATTACTATATTTGTAAAAACTGAGGTTAGAATAACAAAATTACAGACCCCCCAAAAGTCACCAATTACCACCGTGGATCTAAGGATACCCAAACTAAATAACGGTTATGTTATTCCAAATATAGTAATGATTTTAAACAAACAACAAATAAATGAAATATTTTTTAAGCTTAGTTGCACTAGACAAAGACATTGCAGACAAGGAAGTATTAGATGTAATTTTTGATGTAGATTTTGATTTTGAAAATCAAGAACATCTTAATAAATTACTTGAGTATCTTAAAGCTCTGCATACTAATGAAGAATTAGGTGTCTCTGTATTGACATTAAGTCCAATCACACAAGAACAGTTAGAAATAGCAATTGATGTTTTAAAAGAATCCGTAGAGGAATAAAATGAGTACACGAACCCCATATCAAACAGCTTTAGTAGGTATGTCAGGTCGTGGAAAAACTATGGCTTTTCGTAATTTAAACCCAGAAACTACAGGTTTCATAAACTGCGAAGGTAAGCCATTACCCTTTCAAAACAATTTTAAACATTATTGTACTCCCAATACGTGGCAAGAAACTTATCAGAAACTTATCGAATATGCAAAAAATAAGGAGATTGAGGTGGTAGTATTAGACAGTTTTTCCGCTTATCTGGAAAATCTATTGAGAAATGCACGAGAAACTAAACGAAACTTTGATATATGGAATATGTATAATGAAGAAATCGGTAAACTTTTATATATAATTAAGAAATTTCCAAAAGACATCTTTGTTACTGCTCACTATGAGTGGGTTGAAACAGAAGAAGGTGCTGTGGAAAAAAGAATTATGGTTAAAGGTAAGGAATGGAAAGGAATGGTAGAAAAAGAATTTACCATTGTTCATTTCGCTGATATGCGCATTATAGATGCTAAACGCAAGTATTCTATAACAATGAATTCGGATGGAAAAAGTTCAGCCAAAACCCCGCCAATGTTTTTAACAGAAGGATTAGAGGAGATTGAGAATGATTATGTTCCATTCATTAATCGGATGAATGAAGTATTAAACAAATAAAAACAAAAAAATAAATGGCAAACATTGATTATAACATTACAGCGGATTTTGACTCTGAAAGTTCAGGGACAAACTTCATGGATGTTGGGATACATGAAAATGTAGAATTAACAAGAATAGTATATAGTACAACCGAAAACGGTAATCAGTTTTTGGCTTTCTATTTTAAAGATGAGAATGGTGCAGAACTATCTCATACAGAGTGGGAACCAAAAGATAAAGACATGGATCTTGTAAAACTGCAGAGCAAGACCCAAAACCAGATGAAGAGAGTTCATCACATTATGACCAAATATATATCCAAAGACGAAGCTAAACTGAAAGTAAATTCCTTTAAAGAATTTGCAGAATCAGTCATTTCTAAATTAGCTAACAATTTTGAGGGTGTAAAGGTTAGAATTAAAGTAATTTATTCATGGAATGATTTTACTTCACTTCCTAAGTATACTCCATTTATAGAGAACATGAGTATATCTAAAGAAGATTCTAAACTTAAGATTTCATCTATAGACAAAATGAGTAAAGACAAAAAAGATAGAGATGTCTCTACTGTTGTTGATGTATTTGCTACATCAGATGAGTCTGGTCAACCTTCACAAGGTGAATCCAAAGATGGTTTACCTTTCTAATATAAAACCAAGGGTGCTAGTCTAAACCCCTAGCACCTTTCTATTTTTAATAGATGTATGATACAACAAAAATAGTCGAAGATCTTACATTAGATAAAATCTTAGAAAAAACAACAGAGTTTGACATCTACTCACATTACATAGGTGACAAATTCATAATAGGTAAAGTGATTAAATCTCCATTGAGAGATAAAGATAATCATCCATCATTTGGTATATTTAAGTGTTCTAGAACAGGTGATCTTTTGTTTAAGGATCAAGCAACTGGTGTATCAGGAAATTGTGTTAAGTTTGTACAGTTACTATTTAATATCGGATATAAAAAAGCATTAGAAAAAATTAATAAAGAAGTAACTACGAAATCAGAATTTGGTTTAAACCTTAAAAAAGAATTTAAGGGTAAACGTAAAATGATTTCTATTAAACGTAAAAACTGGACAGAAACAGATGATACTTATTGGAGCAAATATCACATTGATAGAGAAACATTAAAGAAATACAACATAGTACCTATTGACAAGTATTGGGTTGATGATAAAGTTGGTCACTTATATTACACTAAAGAACAACCAATGTATGCATTTAGAATATTTAATGCATATAAAATATACAGACCTAACTCTACTAATAGAGAAGACAAATGGAGAAGTAATTGTCTTAAGTCAGACATACAAGGTTGGGAACAATTACCTGAATCTGGTGACTTATTAGTAATAACTAAGTCCCTTAAGGACGTAATGGTTTTAAGCCTATTTAACGTGCCTGCAATAGCTCCCCAGTCTGAAGTATCAACTCTACCAAAAGAAGTGATCCTTGAGGCTAAAAAGCGCTTTAAAAGGCTCGTGGTGCTCTTTGATAATGATGAAGCAGGAATTAAAGGAGCAAATGATTTAAAAAACAAATATGATGTAGAAATCACATTTATTTCGAAACATTACTTAGACTTATATGGTATAAAGGATGTTAGTGATTTTATAGAGACATTTGGTATTGAACAAACTGAAAAATTATTAAAAGAAATATTATGACACTTTGCAAAGAATGTAAAACAGAAGTACATGGTTTTAATTTTCAAATGGTTATGCTTAAAGATAGTCTATGGAGACAAATAAGCGACAAATGGAAAGATGTATTGTGTGTTACTTGTATCGAAAAGAAATTAGGTAGACCAATAGAAGAATCTGATCTTAAACTAACAGATGAAGGAAAAGTAATTCCTGTAAATGAAATGTTTTTACAAAACAGAGGTTTAACTAAACAACAAACAGATAAAGCTAAATCTGAAGAAAAAGGATTTGGTAGAGTTGCTAGATTAGATTACGATCCGTGGAATCATTGGATGAGACCTTTTTAATTATGAAAAAATACGAAATCAAACCAGGTCTAAAAGTATTACCACAGAAGAAGAAAAGAATACTCAAGAAATTAACACGTAAACAAATAATGGATGAAGCCATTAGAAAATTAATATATGAAAATAATTAAATGTCCCCTATAAGAAGAAAGAAGAAAGTCAATCCTGGTAAAGTACGCAACGCCACACTATCATTAGTAGACGGTATACAATTTAAATCTAAATTGGAAGCATATTGTTACAAACGTTTAAAAGAAGAAAATATCAAAGCTGAATATGAGAAATATGTATTTGTATTACAGCCAGGATTTGAACTTAAAAGTAAAAGTTATGAACCTAATAAGAGAAGTAAGAACTTTGAACCTGCAACAAATAAAATAAGACCTATTACATATAAACCAGATTTTGTTAATATAACCGATAACTGGATTATAGAGTGTAAAGGCTACCCAAATGATTCATTTCCAATTAAATGGAAAATGTTCAAATGGTATTTAAAACAACAAAAGAACCATGTTACTTTATATCTACCTAGGAATTTAAAACAGATAGATGAAGTAATTAAATTAATTAAACAAAAATGAACGAACGATTAATATTTAAAGCAACACCAACTACTAATTCAAGGTGGAATTCTAAAGCAGAAGAAACTAAAATAATAATAGGTTGGAATATTTATAAACAATATACTTGGATTGATACTAAAGATCAGTCTTTAATATCCAAACTATTAAAGCGCAAAACAATTAGTATTAAAAAAGAAGATTGGAGTCATATTGCTTTTGTTAAAACAGAAAAAGAAATTGAAAAAATTGTAAATCATCTTAGATTAGAAGAAAAAATTTACAATTAATGATAACAGATAACGAATATTATTCCATAAAAAGAATTTCACATTCCTCTTTGAGACATTTTCAAACTTCACCATTAACTTTCAAAATGTTTCTAGATAAAGAACTTGAAGAGGAAAAGAAAAGTTATTTAGAAGATGGAAAGATAATACATATGTATTTCTTAGAACGAGATAAGTTTGATGAAACATATGAATTCTTTGATTATAAAATACCAAGTTCAGAACAAGCTAAACAATATATTGATGGACTATCAAAGTTCAAAAGATTACAAAAAGATATCATAATACAAGAATATAGTAAACAATATTCAATTAAAGGTAAGAGTGAGGATAAAATTCTTGCCGATGCTACTGAACTAAAAGATAAGTATAAAGACTATCTACGATATTTAAAAGCAAAAGAAGGTGATAAAGAAGTCCTGAACAAAGGATGGAAAGATAAACTTGAAGGATTAGAAATTGCTACAAAGAACCATTCAATTATTCAACCACTATTATATGATGATCCAGGAAATTTTGATATTGAATCACACAACGAATTTCCTATATTATTTAAAGAAAAGATGTGGGGTAATGAATGTAAATCTTTAATAGATAGAATAGTTATAGATCACAAGAATAAAGTTATTAAACTTGTAGATTTAAAAACAACCTTTAGTTTTGAAGGACTCAAAGATAAGATTAAAGAATACAACTATCATAGACAAATGGCATTCTATTGGATGGCCATATTCAATCATTTTAAAGATACATTAAAACTAGAAGAGTATAAGAGAGAAACTTATATCATCTTCATTAAAACAAAAGATCCCCTAGAAGTTACAATAAAACAAATAGGAGAACCGTTATTAAATGAAGCAATATTAGATTTGACAACTATACTTAAGGACTTAAGTTGGCATATGGAGAATGATAAGTGGGATCATGATAGATTATATTATGAAGGTAAATGCGAAATACTAGTATAATGGAAAAAGGATTAAAATTAGACTTTGATAAACTAAGATGGGATTTATTACCCATCGAATGTGTAGAAGAAATAGTTAAGGTGTTAACGTTTGGTGCAAAAAAATATGCTGATAATAATTGGCAATTAGTTGAAAATAGTACAGAAAGATACTATGCTGCACTAATGAGACATATAGTAGAATGGAGAAAAGGAGATCCTGTAGATAGGGATTCTGAATTGAATCATTTATCTCATGCTCTTTGCAATTTGATATTTTTACTATGGTTTGAAAAAAACCAGCATCAAACTAAAATTATAGATGATCTTAATTATGAAGTTGATGAAAAAGTTACTTGGATGTAATGGAACCACTGAGATTAGTTAAAACGTATACTACTAAATTATTACTACCTATGGTAGTTAACGATGATATTACATATGATCTAATATTTAGTAATAATTTCATAGATTCCTATATTATAGACATAGGACATGAGGACTTTTGTTTCATGGATGAAAACTTAATTATTACTAGAGCTGATTATGTAGACGAACACTACAATGAAAGAATTTACACTTCATCTTGTATAGATACATATAGAAGCGAGGACGATGACAGAGATGTTATATTTTTTTATGTTCACAAAATAATAGAGAAATGGGTAGCGGACTACTACAACATTATCACAGGAGATTACAAAAATATATCAAAAGAATATATAGACCACCTATTACGTTTTTGGAAGTTAGATAAGGCTAGTTTCCTATACTATATATTGACTATAGATAAAGACAATATTAAAAAATATATTGAAGAACATGAAAGAAACTCAAAGTCACCTTGGAGTTCATTCGTAAAGAAATTAGACACATATGAAGGTATACCTTTTAATTTTGATAGAGAAAGTTATGGTATAATTAAACCAAAGGGTGTGGAGAGTGTAGACTTCACATACCTATAATAAGAAAGGGGCCCTTAAAAGCCCCTTTTTCTTGTTATATATGTTGTCCCGTAATTTTTTTAAAAGACATATGGTTAATTTTTAAACCAGTTTACCGTATTAGATAAAGTCTTTATTCTATACCACTGTCTAATACCTGGTACAAGATCTCTAAATTCCTTTACTACTTTATAGTGGCCCTTGTTTGGGCCTTTTTCATATACATCAAATCCATCTATACCACGAATTAGTTCTGATAAGAATTCAGATCCGTTCTCAAATACTGACATACTAGCTGCGGGAGATCTCAAAATATTCATAACTGATCCTGGCCATATATAGAAACTTAATTCGTTAGCATATCTATACATTTGATATATCATAAAGTATCTAAGTTTTTCTAATTCATCGTCATCATCCCCTTCCATTCTACTAAGAACAGCTATCAACATTATAGACAACATTAAGAATGCAAATTCCATTCCTGTTCTAATAATATTGGCTTTTTCCATATCTGTTAAGTCATCCCAATTTTCTCCCCATAGAGTTAATTGCATTATCTTACCATCTTTAGCCAAATTAGAAAAGAATTTCCAAGTAGATACATATGCTCCTTCTGTAAATTGTCCTAACCTTTCACTATAACCATAGGTTTCAAATCTACGTTTAAATCCAGGTATAATAAACTTTCTAAAGGTATATGCCATTCTACCAATTGCATAACGTTGCACTGCAACCATACCTAACTCACCGTACTCACCGTGTATTCTAGAAACAATACCGGCTATTTTAATCTTAAGTTGTGCTATATCCTTGTCTTCCCACTTGGATTTTTTCTTATCTACCTTACCTTCTGGATCAAATACTAACCTACCTGTTTTTTCATCTTTTACATAGAAATCATAAGCGCTACCAATATCTTCCCCTTTTTTATTATACATTCGTTGTTCTACTAACATTGCTAATAGAAACCTAGTCTGCATAAAATGTTCTCCAGCTTGTGACGTGAAGAACAAGGTATTGGTTTTCATTAATTGAGCGAATGTTGTGTTCTCTCTAAATCTAGTTTCTCCTTTTTCTTGTAATGTACCAAACTCTTCTAATACAAGAGATACTTTATTTTCAGGTACCCTTTTGCCTTTAGCAATATCACCTAATATAAAAGGTAAATTCTTATCATATATTACTCTTGCTTTATTGTACGATTTAGAACTAACATATTCGTGAGCAATGGTTTCAATGGTTTGTAATGTTTCACCTAACAAAATGTTAGCAAAACCTTGTATAAAGTTAAGTCCTAATAAGTTTAATGAAGAATAAGAGTTAATTAAATCTAATATCTTATCTACACTAAATACTTTATTTCCTAACTTAAACTTACCACCCTCTGCTTTGTATTCACCATATACAGCCATTAACATAAAGTCACGATATTGTTCAGCGATTCTTGAATTTCGCTTAGTCAATACTTCATTACGTTTGTTTATACCTGTAATAGTTTCTCTTTCATCTAGAAAGAATTGAGCCATTTCCATTTCTGGTAGTATCTGAGACTTTATAAAATGATCATTAGCCATATCCCAATACTTAAGATATATTGTAGGAATGTCAAATGATTGATCTTTTATATCAGTCTTAGCTGTATAGTGGGTAGGTAGAAAGTGTTTTATATTACCTTGTTCATCTTTAACCTGACTTAATCCACTCCTATCTATATCTTGTTCAGTTAATGTAAGTGCATGTTCTGCTGAATTAGCAAACATAGTTAATGGAGATTGTCTTTCTGTTAATCTTTCAGTCATTGTTTTGACAACTCCTGGTAATCTACTATCTAACTTATCTCTATAAGCCATCTTTCGATCGGCTTCTTGATTCATCTTAACTATATAGTTATAGAATTTGGCTCTGGGATCATCCTTATTCTCTAATATTTCACTTAACTCTTTCCATTGTGGATTAACATATTTACTAGCGGCATCTCTATAATCCCATACATTGTCTTGTTTCCAGTTATTTAAAAGTTCTTCGGTTGTTTCACTGATAATACCTTGTTCTACCATTTCCTCTAACTCTAACATCTCTCTAGGATCTCTATCGTTATTCAATAGGATTGCGGTATAATCACTCTCAGATATTAATCCTTTATCTGCAATTTCTTTTATATATGCATTTATGGCTATAGCAAATTCGGTCTTCCTTAATTTAGCATTACCCATATTTGTAAATTGCTTTATGATTTCAAACTTATCAATCTTTTGTTTTTCTTCTTCTGTTAATTTATTTAATTTTCTTGGATCTAAAAAGCTTTCTTTACCTGCTTTCAATAAATCTTCTTGTTTCTTTAATTCGGCTTTTACTAATTCTAAATCATTGTCTCTAGTTAATTCTACAAAACCGTCTTTCCATGCTTTTTTTAGTAATCTAATCAACTTTGCATCCTTATCGTGATCATATTGAGATAATAATTCACTTAAGTTTCTCCAGTCTTTCATTAACTTACTACTATGTTTTTTAATGTAATGACCTGTTAGATTTTTTTCTGCATCTCTTTCCAACATGAAATCATAGTAATTAATCAAATTACTAAACACTCCATTCTTTTGGAAAGCTTCAAGTTCCTCAACAATACCAAGTAGTTCAGCTTTCTTATTGAGCCTATCTGTCCTACTCTGTTCATGAGTTTGGGCAAACTTATTTATCATTGCAGCAACAATAACATCTCTAGAATCAAGTATGTTATCAAAGAACCTAGTTATAAAGTTTACATCTTTACTTGCTCTAACTATCTCTTTCCTTATTAATTCTCTAGTCTCAGCCTCTAAGTTTTTGGTTTCTTTACCCATCATATCATCCAACCACTCTTTTTCAGTCTTTTCGTCTTTCTCTTTGCCTGATAATTTTTTATATGTTTTCTTTAACTGTAATAATCTAGAAGCATGTACCCTATGATAATACGGAGTAAGTGCATCAACCATCATCTCTACACCATATATCTTATATAATTCTTTTAAACTATTCTTATTCTTTATTGCTATATCTAGTTCTTTCTTATAGTCTTTCTTTTCATCCTTTAATTCTTCACCTACTATTTCTAAATAGTTTGCATATTCATCCAGTGCATCAAATGCAGATACATAATCTCTCCACTTAATTAATTGTTCTCTGGTGATTTGCTTCTTCTCCTTCTTGAATCTCTTATACTCTGCCCATCTTTCTGCTGTACTTTTTCTTGCTTGTTTAATAATCAATATCATCCTCTTGTTAATATCCTGCTCGTGATTTAGTTTGGATAGAAACGTTTCAATCCTTTGTTGTTGAGTATAACTAACCTTTCCTAGAATTGTACGCTTATGCTCAAGTGCTTCTAGAATCTTATCAGATATCTCCTCTAGTTTGCTAGGACGCTTTTCAGATTCATTTAATTTATCTTCCTCTGCTTGCCTTGCCTTGTCTTCTTCTTCTCTGGTATCATCCAATATACCACGCTTGATGGTAGACATTGGAACAATCACATTTAAATCTCTACTCTGACCATTAAAAGTATCTATACCTGTGTTAGTAATAGTCTTGTCTAATGTTACATGTTGTATCTCATTGTCTACTATCTCTGGCTTTAGCATGACAACATTCATACTCTTTACTACAATACCCATAGACCTTTGCAACAATCTTGCATATGCAGATAGTTCTAGATGAGCGTATTCTTTATCTGAATATGGTATTCTAAAATCAGGATCATTGGGATTAGTAGGTGCACCCTCACGTAACCAGGGTTTCTTATAATTCTTAAAACCATTCTCTTTTGTTTTAAAATCATAAATATGTACATCACCCTTAGCGTCTATTATAAGCAAGTCAATTCTACCAGCTATTTTATTCTCAAAGTCTGCAACATGTACTTCAGATAACATAGTAACTCCCTTGCCTTTAAAGGAGTCTATAATGGTCTCTATATCTTTCCTTGCCTCTTTAGATAAGGTAATACCTGTATCATTCTTAATACCAATAGTGATGTTATCTACAATACTTTGAATTGTATTGTGCATAACAGAACCTAGATCTTGTCCTCTCTTTAATTTTGCCTCATCGTCTGAATACTCACTATAACCAAAGTGATGTAATTTCATCATACCACTAGGGGATGTGAACTTACTATTCTTCTTAGCTTCTTTTATCTTTTCTTCAAGTTCCTGAAATTCTTTTATAGTTTTTTTCCTATCTGAAAAGTCAACTTGTTTAGCGGCAGCAATACCAAGATCTGTTGTAAACTTAGTTTCAGTAGATATAAAGGTTAGTATATCATTAGTTAATGTATCATATAAACCATTGAATAGATGTTTACCTGTAATATAATGGAATATCCAATCGAGGATTTGCTGTATTATAGGTTTAGGATTCTTTTTATCAAACTCATTTATATATTTTATTAAAGTTGGATTAATAAAAAATTCAGCAACGAATTCCTCTACGTTTTTAAAAGCATAATCAAACTCAGCACCTAAATTTGTAGGTCTATCTTTCTTTAATTGATTAAATAACTTATTTATTTTAGCATGAAATACTTTATCTTCCCTTAAACCACGTATGGTTAATGTATGTACAAGTTCATGTATAAACGTTCCAACAAAATCATCAAAGTTCCTATATCTATCTCCGCTAGTAATTGACTTATTATTTATAAATATAACACCTCTGGCAGGATCAAATGACATAACAGTATCTGGAGTAAGAAAGTTAAACTGATCATCTGTTAAAATCACCTTTGTTGAATTACCTTTACCTTCTGAAGATATAATTACTTCTATTATTTGTGCTACTTTTGGATTTAACCTTTTTTCATCCTTTAGCAAATCTTTTAATAAAGAAATTGCTTTAACGTGTGGATATGAAGTATACCCATTCTTTTTGACAGCACCTTTGAGTTTACTTACAGCATTCTCTATTTTAGTTTGTTCTTCAGCAGGAGTTTTGAATGTCTCCTTTTGTTCAGAACCAACCATATTATCTAGTTCTGCAATCTTATCCATAGGAAAGAAAGGAACTACCTTATATGCACCATTGTATTGAATCTTCTGTACTTGCAAACCAAGTTTTACAAGAGCTGGATTCTCTCTAAGTATACGTGCTCTTTTTTTAGTTGCTATAGTATCACTTAATGTTTTATATACTTTGGTTTTAAACTTCTTACCAGGATCTTGTCTAAATGGTTTCTTATCGTGTAATAGAGAATATTTCTTTTCTAATTGCCAAGTAAGTACATTGTTGTTGTCTTTTATATCATCACCATAATGATCTAACGCATCCTGATGTCTTTTAGCATATGATTCTTTTGCTACTTTCTTTTGTTTAAGTGCAAAGTTAGATAAGTCTCTTTCTTTATTAATATTTATTTCTCTCCACTCATTACCATATTCATCTTTAATCGTTTTGACATTCTCTTTACCAAATATTTTTTCTAATACATTACCTATTTTGATTTCATAGAATGCTTCAATTGGTTTGAGTTTTTCTATACCCTGAGATTTCAAATTTTGTTTTTGTTCTTCTTCCTTAATTAATTCCTTTTCTAAAAGTTTTATAAATTCCTCTTTATCTGTATGTATAAAACTACCATATGCATAAAATTCATATACTACCTCTTCTCCATAATCATTTAAATCAACATCTGCTGTATAATATGGTTCTGGATTTTCTATAGCATCCTTTATTTCCTGTATTGTATCATTAATTCTTATAATTTCATCTGCAATAGTTTGATGTCCTTCAACTTTAGCAGCAGTTTCACCTTTAGGAAACAATACCTTTTCATAACCTTTCTTTGCACTATCTTGAATAATAGATTTAATAAAGAATGTAACCCAGTTATTATCTTTGTTTAAGAGTTGTAGAAAAGAGTTACCTTTTATATTACCATAAATAGGAGATGGTAAAGACCTACCCTCATCATCATAATCGATTGTTTCTAAATCTGTTTCCTTTGTTAATTGTGTATTATCCCTACCTTTTTGAAACAAATCCGATTGTACTTCTAGTACTCTACGAGTTTTAGATCTACCACCAAGATCAGTATTTATAGTATTGGCGTTATATATATCAATGACCTCTTGTTCATCTCGTATTATTTCTAATTCTACATCTGGGTGTTCTATTGTCCATCTATCTTTAACTCTAGTTATAGTATAATTATTAACTCCTTTAAATTTATTTGGAACATCTTCTATTGTTTTAGCGGGTTTTCTATTAATTAAACCTTGTTCATCAGACCTAAACCAACCTATACCTTGATCTGTACTAAATTGGGCATGACCTTTAATAGAAGGAGTAATTAATGGAGTAGATATTTCATTCTCTGTATAGTTAGTACCACCTGGAACTGTTAGATTTGAATAATGAGAAGTGGGTAAAGTCTCATCTGAACTATTCAATTTTTCAATAACCCCAGTTCCTTCTAATACATATTTAGCATTTTCAAACAGTACCCATTCTGTATTCCAATAGTCTTTTCTTGCATAATATTTATTATTTTCTCTCTTATAGAGACATCCTTCATATTTTATAGCACCTTCGTTCGCT